TATGGGCTGCGGTACCCTGAACCCCGCTGCTGCTATTGAGCTGCAGTCGGCTCGCTCCTGATAAAGGAGACAGCTAATGGGATTCGCACTTGTTGACGGTGTAGGTGTCACTACTAGTGAAACTGCCTACATGCGTCCTCCTATTGAGCCTGGCCGTGAAGGTGGTACGGTTGTCAGTGTAACTCGTACATCTGGTGGTACTGGCCAAACTGCTGGTACCGGCAAAGCTACTACTGATGATAACATTAACGGTAGTGGCTGTACTATCACAACTACTGTAACTGATGGTGTTGTCACTGGACAGACTGTTGTTGCTGGTGGTGACGGTTATCGCGTTGGTGATGTGCTGTCAGTTGCTGGTACAACTTCTGCAACCTTCCGTGTTGACACTGTTTCTTATACCAACTGAGGTACTATCTAATGGCTAATCTTTCTACTGCTGCTGGTGGTAACGGTGTTGCTGGTAACGTTAACTTCGCTACCCGCACCGTAACTGGCGCATATGCTTCTACCTATGCTGATAACGGCAACCTGGCTGTCTCTGACAACCATGCTGTTCGTCGCTCAGTATCCCGCACCCATGGTGGTGCAACCGCCTCTGGCGTGTTCTCGGAGACTCAGTGTCTTCGTACTTCTTACTCTGGTGTTGAGTCGGATGTTCCGGCACTTGACGCCAGCCGTACTGCTGCTTAATTAGTTCTAACGGGGATCCTTTCGAGGGTCCCTTTTTTTAATCTTTTTATAACGTCATCATTATGCCGTATACCAATAACGCTCAGGCTGAGCTACAAGCTGTTAATGAAATTCTGGCGTCTATTGGTCAGGCGCCTGTTACCACCATCGAGGCACAGACCATCACGTATGAAGATGGTACTACTGTCGAAGCTGTAATCAACCCGGAAGTTGCAATTACTTACGAGACCTTAATGCAAGTCTCTCGGGAGGTACAGGCAGAGGGGTGGACATTTAACCGAGAGGTTGAGTACCCACTTACTCCTGATACTAACGGCTACCTGTCATTGACTGGCAGTATGCTACAAATTGATCTTAGTGATACCATTGCTAATAGTAACTATGATACTGTTATTAGGAATGGTAGGCTGTACGATAAGATCAACCATACTGATGTATGGGATACAACCAAGACTTATGATGTTGATGTAGTCTGGTATTATGACTTCATTGATCTCCCTCAAGTCTTTAGGGACTACATTACATCACGAGCTGCTACACGTTGTGCCATTCGTCTTGTTGGTGATGTGAACCTTACCCAAGCCCTTGCATCATTCGAGACATGGCGTAGGTCTAACTGTCTTGAGTATGAATGCAATGAGGGTGATTACACTATGTTTGGCTTCAAACAAGGTGATGGATTCTACAGCAGCTATAAACCATTTAAGGCTCTTGCACGATGACTTCAGTATCTCAACGTATTCCTAATTTCATCGGTGGTATCTCTCAACAGGCTGATGAGAAGATGCTGTTGGGTCAAGTTAAAGATGCTCTTAACTGCTACCCTGATATTACGCTTGGTATGCTCAAGAGACCTGGTGGTAAGTTCCTTGGTAGACTGGCAAGCATAACTGCTAACACAGCTAATACAGCTGCATGGTTCAGTATGTTTAGAGATAACCAAGAGAAGTATATTGCTACTGTCTCTTCTGCTGGTGTTATCAGGGTCTGGAACCTACTTACAGGTCTTGCTGGTAGTGTTACATTTCCAGCTGGTAAGCAAGCATCTATTGAAAGCTACCTAACTGCTACAGACTATCGTAGCATCAAAACTCTTACTATTAACGACTTCACCTATATCGTCAACAGTGAGAAGGTTGTAACTGCTAAGGCTGCACCAACGTGGAATGCTAAAAGGCAAGCCACTATTGTAGTTAACCTTGTTGAGCATGGCACCATTTACTCGGTTACTGTTGGTGCAAACACGTTTACCTACACGGCACCATCTAGTGGTTCGGGAACCCTAGTCATCTCTACTATAATGTCTGGTATATCAGCTGCTATCACAAGTGGCTTTGCTACCAAAACCATTATTGATAATACCATCTACCTGACATTCAGCTCTGATACCAATGTATCTGGTTTTGCTGGTCCAGATGGTAAAGGATTGCGTGTCTTCCAAGATTCAGTAGATACCTTTGCACGGTTACCTGAACAAGCTAATCACAACCAAGTTGTCAAGATCAACAATACTAACGCTAGTCAAGACGACTTCTACCTTAAGTTTGTTGCTGATAATGGAACAAGTGGTAAGGGTTACTGGGAAGAGACTATCGCACCTAACGTTAGTACCGGTGTAAATGAGGCTACAATGCCCATTGCCTTGATCCGCACTAGTGTTAGTCCTCTTACGTTTAGAGCCACCTTCCTGGACGGCTCAGAGACCATTAACAGTCTTCCACTGCTATGGGAGCCACGTTTGGTTGGTGATGAGGAATCAAATAGCCACCCTACCTTTGTCAACAACACTATTCAGGATGTCTTTCTATTTAACAATAGGCTTGGATTCCTGACTGAAGATAATGTCTCCATGTCTCAAGCTGGTGACTACTATAACTTCTACCACAAATCAGCTACTACTGTAACAGTCTCTGATCCTATTGATCTTAGCTGTGCAAGTATTAAACCAGCTGTTGTTCGTTCAGTCGTACCAGTTACTCAAGGTTTGCTGCTGTTTAGTGATAGTCAGCAGTTCCTAATGGAAGCAGAGAATGGTGCATGGACACCTGCTAACTGCTCCATCAGCACCATTGCTAACTACGAGTGTGATAGGCACATTAAACCTGTTGACCTAGGCTCCACTGTACTGTATGTTAGCCGTAACCAGAGCTGGTCTAGAGCCTTTGAGATCTTTGTTAGAGGTCAAAGGGAAACACCTACTGTTACTGAGACCACAAAGGTTGTACCTGAGTGGATGCCACAGAGCATCACAGAGACTGTAGGAAGCGCCCAGAATGGCCTGTGGGTGGCCTCTGGTAGGACCTCTAGCTATGTGTACCTTCACAGGTACTATGAGCAGTCAGACGAGCGTGTGATGGCCGCCTGGGTTAGGTGGTTGCTGCCATCTAATGTTATCCATACATCCATTCAAAGTGATGTACTATACGTACTTACTAGTGGTACCGAAGGTTACACTATATCACAGTACAAACTGGTACTAGCTCCTAGTACTGGTGGTCTTATTAATAGCCTTGGTAATACTGTTGATCCTAACCTGGATTCATGGTGTGAGGTAACTGATAATACTATGGTGTCTCCTGTACCACCGACTGCACCTAGCTATAGTAACATCACTAGTGTTACTAAGGTATACCTACCGACATACTTTAATACCACTAAGGTTATCAGGTTTGTGGTTGGCCTACTTAAAGCAGGTAGTCCTGGTACACAATCTGGTTATACTAATGTAGCTGTACTAGCAACTGACGGTGGTGGTACGTACTTCACCATTCCTGGTGATGTTACAGGTAACTTTATCTATGTTGGTTATGAGTACAACATGGAGATAACACTCCCTAGGTACTACTACTCTATGGGTCAAGCAGGTGTTGACTTCACTGCTGTTACCACTACATCCCGTATGGCATTCTATACAGGACTAGGTGGTGATGTTTATTTCAGTATTAGGGATCGCAGTAGACCTGAGTGGTCTAGTATTGGTGGTGCACAGATTGCTGATTTCTATACAGCTAATACCTCACCATTCCGTGATGCCTACATTTATAAAGTTCCTATCTACCAGAGGCCAGATAACTATACAATGAAAGTAACTTCAAATACTCCGTTCCCTGTTAGTCTTGTGTCTATGCAGTGGGAAGGACAATACTCACCTGGCTTCTATAGGAGGTCTTAATTATGGCATTTGATCCAATTAGCGCAATCCTTGGGATAGGTAGTGCCGTTATGGGCGGCCTAGGTGGTCAGGCTGAAGCTGATGCACAGAATGCTGCTATCAATGCCCAACATAAATATAGTACACAAGCTTGGCGCTATGGTAGACGTAGTACCATGGCTGATTGGCGTCACAGTACCAAACAGTGGCGTCTTAATGAACAAAACGAGGAGACTCTAGCCGCGTTTAAGGATGCCACTAATCTTCAAGATTGGCAGTATAACTTAAGGATTCAAGACTTTGAGTATGCTTCTCAGATGAAGCAATACGCTAAGTCTGAGCAGATCTACGGTCAGCAGCTAACCTTCAACCAGATGGCACAAGCTGCCGCCAATGAAGCTGAGTACCGTAAACTGGAAGACACCATGAAAGAGATGGCATTCCAGAACCAAGATATTGTCATCAAGGCACTACAGTCTGAAGGCACCGCTGCTGTTAAAGGTCAGCAAGGTAGAAGTGCAGAGAAGATGGAGCAAGCTGAATTTGCTGCTCTTGGTCGTAACCAAGCAATCCTTGCTGAGTCACTGCTGAGTGCTAAGGCTGATACATCATCTGCCTTGCGTAAGATTGCTAACGATAAGTTTGGTGCAGATCTTGCAGCAGAAGCTAGCCGTATGCTTCGTCCTGATCGTCTCCCACAACCACCCAAACCTCTTACTACACCACGTGCTGAGTACCTCAAGCCACGTAAACCTAAAGCGTTTGACTTCGGTCCTAAGCCTGTTAAAGGTGCTATGGCATCATCTACTGGGTCCTGGATGGGAGCAGCTACGCAAGGCTTGACTAGTATTGCTGGAGCTATTGGTGGCTCTGGAAGTAAATCTGGTGTAGGTTCATTTGATATAAATAGCATCAGAGCTAATAGCTATGGTTAATTAAAACAATGGATCAAGTAAATTACAGAGGGTACGCCCGGAGTATAGGTTTCGATCCTATTAAAGCACCTACGGAAGGTCTTGCTAGAATGCAAGAACGAGACAGCCGTATCATACGTGGTATGGAAGAGAACCGTAGGGACATTAAACAGGTTAGAGACGAGTATGGTGCTGGGCTTGAACGTAAGCTCAGCATCGAAGCACGAGATCGTGATCAGAACTATCAGTGGGAGCGTAAGCTTTCTGAGAAACGTCAGGAAGCTATTGGTAAGAATGCTCAAACACTGATCCAAAGTGAGCTGCAGCGTGGTAAGAATGCAGAAGCTACATTTGAAAGCCTAGCCAAATTCAGCACAACTCTTAGCGAAGGCCTTACTGAATATCGTAAGGTTAAAGAGGAGTCTGATATGATGGCTGGCTACATGGAAGTAGCTACTGGTGGCTTCACACCGGAACGCCAGCAAGCAGTAACTAATGCTGAGACACTACTTAAGCTAAGTGGTGAAGCACAGGATCAAATTGCTGAAGGCTATCAAGCTAGAGGATTGAATCCTACTGTTGTTACCAATCTCCTTAGTGGTAATAAGGCACGTGACTACGGTCGCCTTAAAGCTCACATGGAGATCATCACTGCTGAGTTTCCTAACTACGCTCAATCCAGACTGGATGAGATGAAGGCTATTACTGCCCCAGAACGTACTGCAGCAATGCAGGAGATCTTTGGGCAGTTCCTGAAAGAGAATGGTGTCTTTGGTCTTAGTGCTGATTTCATGGCACCTGCCCTTATGAAGATGAGGGGGACCTATGGGTCATTCATTGAAGCAGCTAGGAAATCTGATGTCGTTAATAAGTCCTCCATGATGCGTGATGACGCTCTTGGTAACTTATCACGTATTAAGAACGGGGAGAGCCTTACAGAGGCTTTTAGGTCCATCTCACGTAGTTATAGAGAGGATGGTGTTACTCCTGTTGGTAATGCAACAGCTAAAGCTGAAATCTTTAAAGAGCTTGCTGATACCACGCGCTACTCAGACGCTGATGTTGAACGTATACTTGGTGAAGCGCAAACTGATCAAGGTACTTGGAGGGAAAGGTTTGGTCGTGACTACGATGACCTTGTAACTCTTCGTCAAAAAGATAAAGAGTCTGAGTTCCAGCTTGTTGAAGCACAAGAGCGTCGTGAGAATAAGAAACAAGAGGATCAGTTGCTTGATTGGGTAAAGAACAACAACCCCAATGAAGAAACCCTCCAAGCTATCATCAAAGAGTCAGCAACAAAAGGCATCAACACTGATCGTCTCAAAGCATATCTGGCATTCACTACTGAACAGCAAAACGCTGACTTCTGGGGTAAGCAGTTCCGTGAGCAATACGAACAAGGTACTCTCACTGCTGATGATGTTGATCAACCTGGTGTACCTATTGAAGTACGTGAGACGTGGCGTACACGTGCTCAGCAGCTAGATCAGCAACGATCTGATTCTGGTATCAAACAAGAGACCATCAAAGCTGAACTAAGCGATGCTCTCAAACAGAACTTGATTGGTGATAGTACTAACCGTGCTGCTCACTATAGTTTACGTGGTGCATCTGATTATGCCCTTAAGCTATACAATCAGAAGTTTAAGCAATACGCTAAGACGATGGAACCTGCTGTTGCTGCTAATAAAGCACGACTGGATGTTCTAACTGCTATCGAAACTAAGAAAGGTGCGTTTGCTGTTATTGCCTCTTCTCAAGCAAAGACAGGTCAGACACAAGCCTTTTATGCTGCCTTTACTCCTGGTAAGCATCCTGGTGCTCCTGCTGCTATCAATGTCATCACTACCTCTGAAGTTGTTAAGAAGGTACGTGCTAACAGTAACGTAATTAACACTGAAGTACTGGCTAGCCCTGCTCTACTCAAGGATATTGATAACCGCATTGCCAGTGGTAAGCCTATCTCTATCCCAAAGATCTATACTGATTTGTCTAGGGCAGTACCTGGTATGAGTCCTACTCAGATCCTTAATGCACAGCTTGCAGCAGCAGGGCTTAGTCAACGAATTAAGCCTGGCTTTAGAGATCAACTGAACCAGATTAATGATCCCGTGCTGCGTAGTATCTTCGCTCAACCTCTTACTCAGGATCGCCTTAATACTACTATCATTGGTAGTGGTAATGCACCTGCTACTGTACGTACAGGCAACAGTGGTTTTGCTGATGTACAAGCACTTGGTAATGCATCTGGGTTTAAGTTCCCTCAGGTAATGGCTGCTATGTGGGCATTGGAGTCTGGCTGGGGTAAGTATACCTCAGGTAAGAATAATGTCTTTAACATTAAGGCACGTCCTGGTCAAGGTACTATGAAGAATGGCTCCTATTGGAGGGACTATGCTTCACCCCTTGAGTCTGCTAAGGACTTTCTGAATCTCATGACTGATCCTAGGTATGCTCCTGGGCTGTCACGTGCTCAGACACCACGTCAAGCTATCGAAGCTATTGCAGCTGGTGGCTATGCTGGTGGTGAAGCTGCCTATCCTAGTAAGATCATTCGTGTGATGCAGCAGATGGGTGTTAATGTTGATCAACCCTATAAACCAGCAGCTACTCCTGCACGTAACCAAGCATTTATGCGTCCCACCCTTGCTTACATTACAGGTGATATTGGCCCGACTTCTACTGGTGAACACTTAGATGTTAAACAAGAGAATCGTCAACGCTTTGCTGAGAATGCACTTGACAATTTTGTTGAGGTTCAAGATCCAGAGTTTGGTCGTATTAGCCTAGGTGATCTTAAGAGGAGGCTTCCTGGAAGAGGTGACAGTTTTGATGAACACGTAGCACGTGGTTCTCATGGTATCGATTACCCCACTGCTAAGGGTTCTAAACTTTTTATTAAAAATGGAGCCAGAGTTATCAGTAAAACACCAACAGCCCACGGGCACAAAGTTGTTATTCAATTGCCGGATGGACGGCGTTTCAGTTTCTTACACGGTAAATCAGTATGACACAAACACCCTATGTTGACGAAGAAGAACTGAAGCGTCTAGAAGCTGAAGCACTTGCTGAAGAGCAAGCTTTGCAACAGGCAGCTCCAGCTTACAGTCCTCAGACAGCTCCTGAAACAATGTACAAGGAGGCTACACCAGCTCAGAACCAAGCTGCTGGTAATGTACAACCTGTTAAGTCTCCTCAACAGCAAGCTACCCAGCAACTAATGGGTGGCGGTCAACAACCTCAGAAACCACTTAACCCAGGCTCTGGCTTCATCTATGGTAGTGGTGATCCTAATGCTACTCTTGGTGAAGATATTGGTACCTATGCCCAACGTACCCTTGAGGGTCTTGGATCCGTTGGTATGAGTATCATTGACTTTGGTATGGATGGCATTGGTCGTATTCCTGGTGCTGAGTGGATTGATGACGCCTGGGATGCTAATACTAAGTTTAAAAACCCTGGCTTTCAAAAGGTAAGAGAAGTATCTTCTATCCTTGTTCCTGCTATCGGTGTTGGTGCTGCATCACGTGTCGCTACTGCTGGTATGGCTGGTGGTCCTATTGCTCGTGGACTCTCTGCACTTGGCATTAACGTTGCTGGTGATGTTGCTATCAACGCTATCAGCGATCAATCTGAGGGTGAGACAGTATCGACGATTGTGAAAGAAGCAGCGCCTTGGTTGCCTGTTCCTGATGCACTTGTCGTTAAGGATACTGACTCTCCTGAACAACGTCGTCAACGTAACATCTACGAATCAGCTGGTATCAGTATTGTTGGTGACATCATCGGTTACTCTGCTGCTGCAGGTCGTGGAGTAATGGATTGGTTTAAGCCCAACGATACAGCAGCTAAGGAGTTCATGTCTTCTGAGGTCCTTGTTAATGCTGATTCTGCTACTGCTACTCGGTTGTCTGAGATTGACACTAAACGCATGGCTCTACAAGAAGAGCTGGCTCAGGTATCTTCTATTGCTCCTATTGATGAAGCACAGCTGATCGAACAGAGTGTACGTATTGGTGACCTTGAAGCACAAATCAAAGGGTTGGACAGTGAAGCTGGTAAGCTCGGTAAACAGTACGCTGATACCGGAGCCTCAGATCTCACTGAGAGCCCTCTAGAATCGTTTGTAGAGCGTCAACAGGTCAGTCGTGATAGTCAGATCGATGAGGTAGGTAAAGGGCGCCTTATGGACGATCCTGAAGGGGCTGGTGGCACTGATCCTATGATCACTCCTAACATGTTCCCTGAGGGTTCTACTGCTGCTCTTAGCATCCCTCCTGGTAACATCGCTCGTAACATGGCTGACACTACTGCTATCAAGCTTGGTAACAGTGGTGGTACCCCTGCTCCTATCCTTTCTGAGCGTGCCTACTACGACCTTAGTAAAGGTAATGCTGTATCGCGTAACCTCATCGAAGACCTAGCTGAAGGTACTCGTGCTACTGGTAATTTCGATGCAACGGTAGAGGGCTTTAGGTACACTAAGGCTCAGATGAGTGATGCTGCATGGAAGATCTACAATGACATCATCGGTACTGATAAGGTATCTGATCTCAAGAACCTCTTCCTTAATAACCGGGACGTTAAGAATCTACTTGATGGTCGCTCTATTAAGTATGTTAACGATGTTCAAGCAGAAGCTATTGGCTTTGCTATGCGTGAACTGACTGATAAGTACATCGGTCAAGTTGTTACTGAAACATCAGCTCGTGCTATGGATACGGTAGGACGTGAAGTAGCTGACATTGCTGAGGGCTATAAGGCATTCCCTGAGACTGCTGACCTTGGCCGTACCACTGAGATGCTTGGTGATCGATTAGCCTTCCTTATGGAAGAGTACGCCCTTAATAAGTACATCGCAGGTTGGGCGCTTAAGAACCAAGACCGTTGGCAGAAGTTCCTCAAAGAGTCACCCGATAAGGAGGCTGCTATTAGGCAGGTTACTGAGCAGTTCGATCTTAAGGTACAAGAGAAGAACATGCAAGCACAAGGTTATCGGGATATGATTCGTACTATTGCTAGGGATCGTCCTGATGCCGCTCAACCTCTGATTGATGCGTTTGCATTAACCAGGGGTGATGTTGATACTCTTGATAAGTTGATGAAGTGGAGTGCTAAGCAACTTAGCCCCATGGGTCTTCTTAAGAGTGGTGATGAAGGTTTGAATGCCTTTGCACAAGGTGTGTGGTCGGTACGTTACAACAACATGTTGTCTGGTATCTCAGCACTCAAAGCTATTACTGGTAACACTGTTGCTCTTACCCTTCGTACTAGTAACGCATATCTTGGTACTGGTATCGGTGCCTTGATGGGGCGTAATACTGTTGATGATCTCCGTAGAGCTACCCATGTCTATGGTTCATTCTGGCAGACTAACAAGCGTGCACTGAATGATTCCTGGGATACCTTCAAGCGTACCTGGAATAACGGTAAATGGGGTAATGATGCTACTACTGACTTCCGTGAACTAGCACGTGAGGACCTTGTTACTGACTATAACCCTAACCTTTGGGATACCCTGGCCGATATGGAACAGGTATGGGAGAAGGATGGTAACTGGGGTCGTCTTGCTCAGTATCGCTTTTCTAGGTTTATGTATGACCTTGGTAACTGGCGGTGGTTTAAGTATGGTACTAATGCAATGATTAGTGCTGACTCCTTTGTACAGACTACTGTAGCCTCTCAGATGGCTCGTGCTAGGGCTTGGGATGAGATCTCTGGTATTGGTTATAAAGGAGCTGAGCTAGCCCAACAACTAGCTAGGGCTGAAAAGATGGCTTATGATGAGTCTTTTGATGCTCTCGGTAACCTCACTGATGCTGCTGCTAAGAATGCTGCTGGAGAGATTGCACTTAACCTCGACGATGAGACTGCTACATGGTTGACTCGTGGTGTTAATAAGCTGCCTATCCTAAAGCCGTTCTTTATGTTCCCCAAGACTGGTGTTAATGGTGTTAAGTCTGCTATGTCTTACACTCCTATCGCCACTCTACCTGGTATGAACAGGTACTCCAAAGTACTGTGGGCTGGTGATGACATCGACAAGATCAAAGATGCTCTCATGGAGCACGGTATTGCGTATGATGGTGTACCTAATGGTATGGCAATCTTCAAGGGCCTTGAGGCCGAATATCGTGGTCGTGTAGCCTTTGGTGCATTGCTGTCTTCCTCCATGATGGGTTATGCCCTTGGTGGTAACATCCGTGGTAATGGTCCTGTTAATGCTGGTGAACGTAAGAAGCTTCGTGATAACTTTGGTTGGCAACCTAAAACCATCAATGTTGCAGGTAAGTGGGTCAGCTATGCTGGCTACGAACCTCTTGATACTATCCTGACTCTTGTTGGTGACCTAGCTTATTACTCACGTGATATTGGCTCTACTCTTACCGAGTCGTTTGTAGATAAACTAGCGTGGACACTCTCCGCTACTTTTGTTAACAAGTCTTGGGTGGCTGGTCTTGAGCCTGTTGTAGCTGTTGCTAACGGTGATGAAACAGCTATTACTCGATTCCTTGCTAATGAAGTACGAGCTGCTATCCCTATGTCTGGTGCGCTTGGTGTTGTATCTAATGCTATCACAAGCTCCCAAAAAGATATCTATAATGACTTAGTTGGGTATGTAACCAATAGGGTTCCTGGCTTTTCCAGTCAACTACCAGATCAAATTGATATCTACACCGGTAAGCCCCTTAATGACATTGACAATCCTGTACTTCGTGCACTTAATGCTGTTAATCCAGTTAAGATTAGCGAAGGTACAGAGCCTTGGCGTCAGTGGCTCATTGATAGTGGCTGGGATGGTATTCAAATGATTCGCAAGGACTCATCTGGTAACCACGAATACACCCCGCAGGAACGTGAAGTACTGTATAAGTACATCGGTGAACAACAGCTGTGGAAGGAATTCGATAAACTCAGTAAGAACAAGAAGTATAACGATCAGTTGGATCGTATTCGTGCAATGCGAGTACAAGGTCGTCCATCTGAAGAGATACAAGCAGCTCAAAGTGAAGTCTATTCAGTGATGAATGATATCATGTCTCAAGCTCAGAAGGCTGCTGAACTTCGTATGCAGCAAGAAAATGAACCGATGTGGCGTTCTATTCAAGAGTCCCTGACTAACAAGAATATGATGCGTCAAGGTCGTATTGATGACGCTGCACGAGCTGCTGATCGTCGTAAGGCAGAGATTGAACGACTTACTCAAATGTATCGCTAACCTTAAATGGCAACTACACAAAATACATTCACTGGTGATGGGTCTAACTTAGGCCCATTTTCTTTTACTTTTAAATGGTTGGAGTTAACCGACATTAAGGTTACTGTAGCTGGTGTCCTTAAGACAGCTGGTACTCATTATAACCTACAAGGTCTTAACTACGCCACTAAAACTGGTGGACAGGTGCTGTTCACGGCTGGTAATGCTCCAGCTAATGGTGCTGCTATTATCATTTATCGAGAGACTGATGATAGTGATCTAGCAGCTACCTTCTACTCTGGCTCTGCCATCCGTGCACAGGACCTTAACAATAACTTCATTCAAGGTCTCTATGTAACGCAGGAGTCATCTAACAACGCTGCTGCAGCTACTACAGCGGCTAATGCTGCTACAACAACAGCTAACACTGCTCTTAGTAACTCAACTGCTGCCCAAGCTTCAGCAGCTAGCGCCATTAGTACAGCTAACTCAGCAGTTAGCACAGCCAATTCAGCAGTCAGTACAGCTAACTCAGCGGTATCTACTGCTAATTCTGCCTCAGCTGCTGCTGCTAGTGCTGTTTCTACAGCTAACACAGCTAACTCTACAGCCTCTTCAGCTTTGTCTGCTGTGTCTGAAGCACTGGCTTACACTACTGTTGCCAACGTTGCTGCTATTCCTGGTTCTCCTACTAATGGAGACTCATTGCGTATTACTGATTCTACGGGTATTGAATCCTTTACACCTCTCATTGGTGTTCCTGGAGGATTTGTTGGTAACTCTGCACTAACTGTTGAGATCTACTACAACGGTACTAGTTCTACGTGGATCTGGAGTCGCTATTTTCCTAATGACCCTGAGAACCGCTATTGGGCTGGATCAGTTGTTGTATCCGATACTGCCCCACTTAGTCCTACTGATGATTCTCTTTGGTATGACAGCATTGGTGGTCGTTTTTATATCTGGTACAACGACGGTAACACCAGCCAATGGGTAGATGCTTCACCACAAGGTAATCTTACTTCTACGTTCCTAGCTGGTACTGCAGCACTGCCTGGCCTTACTCCAGTGAGTGATACTAATACCGGCATTTATTCCCCCGGCGCAGACCAAGTAGCCATCAGCACTAATGGGACTCGCCGTTTACTTATTGATTCCGCTGGTGCGTTAACTCTTGACACTGGTGATGCAACTATTTATGGCGTCCGTGTTGGTCGGGGCGCTGGGGAGATCAGCACCAGCACAGCGCTGGGTAGTGGCGCATTAAACGCAAATACCACTGGTGACAATACAACAGCGCTCGGCTACAGAGCGCTATATGTCAATACAACTGGAACTCAAAACACAGCGGTTGGGTCGCTAGCCCTTGCTTCTAACACAACAGGGCAATGGAACACTGCTTTAGGAGTAGCTGCTCTTAATACGTCAAACGGCAGCAACAATACCGCCGTCGGGCGCGTTTCCCTGTATTTTAATACAAGTGGCGTTAATAATACCGGAGTAGGTTATCAGTCTCTTTACAATAATTCAACCGGATCAAGCAATGTCTGCATTGGAGTTAGTTCTGGTTCAAGCCTAACCACCGGCTCCAACAACACCATCATCGGTTCTATTGCTGGCACCGCAGGTCTTTCCGATACTGTCATTATTGGCGCAGGATCGACAGAACGCCTGCGCATCGACTCCAGTGGCAGGCTCTTGGTTGGTACGTCTTTGAGCTTTGACAATTCAGCATTTGTTCAGGCCACATCTACATCAGGATTATCTACAGCTTTTGCAGCCAAAATTACAACCTCAAATACAGCTTCTGTTTTTAGCTGCAACAACAGTAGCAATAGCTATGTTGGCGGTATCAATGTAAGCAGCACTGCAACGGCTTTTGCTACATCCTCCGACTACCGCCTCAAAGAAAACGTCGTAGCAGTCACTGACGGCATCACTCGTCTGCAGCAGCTGAAGCCCAGCCGTTTCAATTTCATTGCTGACCCTGACCAGACGGTTGACGGCTTCCTTGCCCACGAGGTGCAGACCGTTGTTCCGGAAGCGATTTTTGGTGAAAAGGATGCTGTCAATGAAAACGGTGATCCTATTTATCAGAGCATCGATCAGGCCAAGCTGGTTCCCCTCCTGACCGCTGCGTTGCAGGAAGCCATCGGGCGTATTGAAACCCTACAAGGCATGGTGGCCGTCAACAACATGACGATTGATGAGCAGCACTATCAAATCTCTGCTTTGGCAGACCGACTCACCACCCTTGAAGGAGGAACCAACTAATGGCTATTGATTTTCCCGCATCACCTACATTAAACCAAACCTTCTCAAGTGGTAATGTTAACTACGTCTGGGATGGTACCAAGTGGACTGCATCAGTCACTGGTGGCATCTCTCTTGATAAGATCGAGGAAGGTAACACCAAAGCTGAGGTAGTTGATACCGGTAGTGATGGCCGGTTTGTGGTTACTACGGAGGGGACAGAGAGGCTTAGGGTTGATAGCAACGGCGACGTGACTATTAACGACAAGATTATCCACAGTGGTGATACCAATACAGCAATTCGGTTCCCTGCCGCCGATATTGTTTCTGTTGAGACGAATGGCAGTGAACGCGCCCGCATCGACTCCAGCGGCAGGCTCTTAATTGGTACGTCTAGTGCCAACGGCAACGGCGGTGTTCTTCAGCTCTCTGGCGGCATTACGTTCCCAGCTACACAGGTTGCATCCACTGATCCGAACACGCTGGATGATTATGAGGAGGGGACGTGGACGCCTATTCTGGGGACCTATCCTTCAGGCACGGCAACAATGTCTGTCCAGGAAGGGTGGTATGTCAAGATTGGAAAGATAGTTCAATTTAGTGCGCAGGTTGTTTGGACAGCTTATGGTACTTGGTCGGGAAACACACTTATTTCCGGCTTGCCATTTGCGTCTAGAAATAATAATGGCGGCTACAGCTGGCCCTGCTCCGTCGTAATCAGTAGCACTCTAACTACTACTCCTATGGTATTTGCTATAGAGGCAAATACTAGCCAAGGCTTTATCAAGTCTGCCTTAGACCTAGTACAGATTGCGAACACTAACTTTCCTTCTAGTGGCAGAGTGACAATCAATGGAACATATCAAGTTCCATGACTAAGCCCGCAACGGCATAAAACTACGGCCTAAACCTATCGAATCTGGAGGATTCCCTTAATGGCCAACTTCACCGAACGCCACGAACACAAGATTGAAATCATCCCACCCTATTCCATCATCCAATGCCGCCGTGCGGACATCATCGAAAAGGATGGTGTGGAAGTAGGCAAGACCTATCACCGTCACTGCCGCGTCCCTGGTGATGACGTGAGTGGTGACTGCGCTGAACTGCAAGCCGTTGCTGCTGCCTTGTGGACGCCTGAAGTGATCGCTGCTTATCAGGCATCGTTGAGTCAGCCCGAGTAGTCCTACTCACTACTGGCAAACGATGGAACCTCGCATCTCAAACGATGGAACCTCATTCCCAAACGATGGAACCGCGTAGACCCCTTCACTACCAACCCCTACGGGCACTCCAAAGCGATGGCGACTCAGCCGTCACCGGGGTGCCTTTTCTTTTATCACTTAGGTGAACACAATGATCACTATCTTAGGCATCAAGGTGTCCTATGAGACACTCGCCTTTTTCATCCTTTTCATTACATCTGAATACTTGGGTCTGACTAAAAAGCGTCGATCCAATACCGTTACTCAAGCTATCTCTATGGCTGCTGCTTACTTTGGTAAGACACGTACTGAGGACGATACAGTTCGTCGTATTCGTCGTACCTTTAGGGGCAAGTAGTTATGGTACTGCTGCCTGTTAAACAGCATTATCCCCAGACAGATAGTGCAACAGGTCACGGAGATCGCATGTGCTTTAGCTCGACATGCGCTATGGCTATCAAGTATCTCCGACCTGACGCATTAAAGGGTAGTAATGCAGATGATGATTACCTCCGTACAGTACTTAAGTATGGAGATACAACTGAATATCTATCACACATCAAAGCTTGTCAGCAGTACGGTATCTTAGCTACCTTTTACCAAAAAGGCACTAAACAGACCCTTATTAACGAATTAAAGGCTGGTTACCCTGTAGCTACTGGCATCCTTCACAAAGGCCCTGCTACAGCTCCTAGGGGTGGTGGTCACTGGATGCTTCTCATCGGTGATGATGGAGAGCGTGGTGTCTTCCATGACCCATATGGTGAGATGGACAACGTTAACGGAGGCTATGTCACCATTGGTAGTGGTGGTAGTAGTGTTCGTTACTCTTGGAAGAACTGGCTTAAGCGTTGGGAAGTAGAGGGTAGTGGTACTGGATGGTTCATGACCTTCAGACCCGTTAACACTCCGCAACCTATCGCTCCTATTGCTAACACCTGGGAAGGAGTTATCACTGCCGCATCCAAGGCAGGTGCTAAGTTCCCACAAGTAGTAGCTGCACAATGGGCACTAGAGAGTGGCTGGGGTAAACACACCTCTGGCACTCATAACTACTTTGGACTCAAGGGATCTGGCACTGACCATGAGACAAAAGAGTTCATTGATGGTAAGTGGATCACTATTACTGCTGGGTTTCTTAACTTCCCTGACCTACAATCTTGTGTATCGTACTTAGTACAACGCTGGTACAAGGACTACAAAACATATAAAGGCGTCAACCGTGCCTCTTCTGTAGAGGAGTGTTGCAAGCTTTTAGTTAAAGAGGGATACGCCACTGATCCCAACTATAGCACTAAACTATTGAACATCATTAACCAAAAGAAATGATTGAAGCCCTTATCACAGGCGTTGCGTCTTTAGTGATTGGCATTGGTGGCGGTATTGCAGCTATGAACAGTAAATCAAACACACGTATGGATCAATTAGATAAACGTATTGATGCCATTGAATTGAGGTTTGCTGAGAAATACGTCCCAAGGCAAGAGCTAGCTAACGCCTTACAAAAGATGGAGGATCACATGATCAGAATTGAGAACAAGCTGGACCAGATTGTATTGAGAAATGGCTAAACATCAAAAAGCTACAGAGGATTCATTTAACCAACTGCACGCTCTTGTTACTGAAGAGTTTCTCAAAAGGGTTCAGTCGGGTGAAGCCTCTACTGCTGATCTAAAAGCAGCTTGTGACTGGTTGTCCAAGAATGATATCAGTGGTGTCGCCTACGACGGCAACCCTCTCGATAAACTTGCCACCATTTTACCCAAGGTTGACCCTGAACTTATCCAAACGCGCCTTTACGGTAAAAAGTTTGCATGAAATACTGTCCACAATGTAAACAAACTAAAGAGTTGTCAGAGTTCCACAAACACAAACAAGGTAAAGATGGGCTAAGGTCAATCTGCAAGGAGTGCCGAAAAGCTGAACCATACAATCCACAAGCTCAGCTTAATAGATACCTTAAATCTGCATATAATATCACTTTACAGCAATACGATCAGATGCTTTTGGAGCAGGATGGTGTATGTGCAATCTGCGGTTCGGATTATCCTGGTCATTACGGGAGGTTTTCTGTCGACCATAATCACGAAACTGATGAGGTGCGAGGACTTCTTTGCAATCAATGTAACGTTGGATTGGGTGCCTTACAGGATAATCCTAATATACTCTTGAAAGCAGCTCAGTATCTACTTGATAAAGGTCATTATGGCAAGTCGCACATCTAAATACTATAAGGCTAATCCTGAGGCTAAGGCTAAACGTCTTAAGCAACAAGCTGAATACAACAGAACTAAGGAGGGTCTAAAGATCCGTACTAATGCCAATAAACTAAACCGTAAGCTTGGCACTTATGGTAATGGTGATGGTATGGATGCTTCCCATACTGGACCTAATAAAGGCAAACTAGAGTCCCCTAAAGCTAACCGTACACGCCCACGTAAGGGTAAGAAGTATGGCTGATCCACTCCCAATCTAATAATGTGACACCGCTATTTCCTAGTCCTGATCACTACCTCCACAACCTAATAACGATGACAAGCTCTGAAGCAAAAAGGCTACACCGTCGTGCAATTAAGGAATACTTTAATTGTCAATGCGTATACTGCGGAGAAACTTATGAACTACATGAACTTACACTTGACCACGTTCGCCCTAAGTGTCTTGGTGGCGAAGACCTTACTTCAAATTTGGTACCCAGCTGTAGGAAATGCAATCAGGCTAAAGGAAGTAGAAATTGGTTACAATGGATGAGGGACACATTTGGTCCTACTAATAGGGAAACATTAATTTTATCACACATTCGTTAATTATGGCAATGACACGTAAAGGTAAGGATCAAGACAAGAATCGTGGATCCGTAGTAGAGAGCATCAAAGAGCTTGGTCGAAGAATGGATGCTGCTCGTATGTCTCGTATGCAAAACAAAGGTAATATCACATCTAAGGACCTGGAGGGTAAAGCTAGGGGTGGTTCAGCCACCGTTAAAGATGCACCAAACGGTAAGGAGTATATGGGACCTGCTTTTGGTGAATACAAAGCCAAGAAGAAAGAGGATCAACCCAAGGCTAAGGCTAAGACCCGTCAACGTCGTGGTGCAGGTCGTGAAGACATGATGAATAATCGTCAACGTGAGATCATGGAACGTGAGGAGCGTAAGCGTAAGAATAACATGGACAAAGGCGGGTCCAATGTAGTTGGGAGCTAAGTAATGGCTCCAAGAGACATACTATATACTCCAGAGGGGGACGCCTTAAAAAGCAGATACATTGAATTAATTTCAGGATCTGACGTACCTAGGGTAGATAGGGCTATTGATATTATCTACCAAACTCCAGATAGTATTATTATTCCTTATTTGGAAAATGCTTTAGCTAGAAATCCAGAGGCTGATCCTAAGAAACTTGTCTCTGCAATCTCTGGTGCGGAATCTAAAATTTTCAAAGATTATCAAGCCGCTCCTTGGGATGAAGTTCATCATGGACGAGCAAGCCTCAGTTCCATGAGAAATATCAGATACTTGTCTCCAGAGGAAAGAGTATTTGCGTTAAACAAAACAGCTGAAGTTGTAGGTGGCCCAATCGGTAATAGTCCATTTAATTTGGGTGGTAATGTAGCTGGTCGTGGTGCTCATACTGGTGGTAGCATACCTTGGAAAAATCCAGAAGGAATTAAATATCGAGAAGCATACGATCTACCTACAACTCCTAAATCTCAAAGTATGCACCCAATGGGAACTGATGCTGCGAAGGATCCAAGGGGATTAGTCGTGCCTCAAGTTGATACTGGTGCTGACTTTGTTCAACGGGCTAAAGATTCAATTAAAATTCAATTTAATGATACTGTTACTGGTAGATATTCAGACCTACCAAGACGTGTTATTGTAGAGAATATGCTGCAAGGTGCCCAAAGGAAGAGGGGTAATTTTTCTACTGGGTCCGGTCTCTTATATGGTGTTGATGCTAATCCACAAGATGTAAAAGCAGCAAAAACGTTTTTACAGTTGCCAGAAAATGAGCAGCTGCGTATCAATATGCTTAAGGGTTCCTTTACCCCAGATAGTCCGCAAGGTCAGAAGTTTTTAGCTAATCCTAAAAATGCGGCTCTTGCTGATATGTATATTAGCCAGTTATACAACGCTAATCTACCAATACCTATCCCAACAGGATCTCAACTTAAACAACTGGCACCAAGTATCAAGGCACAACTACCATTTAACGTTAGTTCTGCTATTGAACCTTTGCAAAGAGGTCAGCCTACTAAAGCTCTAGAGGAAGTTGCTAAAGGTACTGCTATTGGTATGGCAACAGATCCTATAGTTAAACCTATCATGAGCAGGCTAATCCCTGCTGTTGGTTCTGTTGCTGCAGCTGCTCCTGTTGCTACTACGGCTGCTGCTGCAGTAGCTAGTGAATTGGCAGCTCCTAGGGCAGCACAAGGTGGTCCTGAGCGTGTCACAGTTAATGGAACACCTTATTGGCTAGATAAAAAAGCCAATAAAGTCTACACTAACGATGGTCGTCCTACTAGCTTTGGTGTTGATATTAGAGGAGGTAAGCCGCAATTAGTTCCACGTGGTCAAGGTGCTGGTACCAAAAGAGCTGCGGCTGATCCAATTAGACAAGCTATGCAGGGTAATCTAATGCCAGCCTTGAATATGCTAAATCCTATGTCTCAACTACTGCGTTTTTCCAATAGTGCAATGAAGACTATCCGTGGTGAGGTGTAATGGCAGAAAAGAAAAAGAAGAAAGAAGAGACGAACCCTCTACTTGAACTAATCCGTAAGATTAAGATAGCTTATGCTATTGGCAAGGATCCAGTAGCTAACGCTATGGCTAGTCGTGCATTTACACCAGCCAAGAACGCAGCATTAAATTACGGCAAGATACTCGGTGCTTCATACGATCCAAAGATGCGTATTAGACCAAAAGATCCACAACAACAATTGCGTGCTAGTAACATGCGAATTGGTGAAATAGAACGTCTAACTAATCTATTTGGCGGAGTACGTACTAAGCTCGCTGACTAATCCCCCACCATCGGTACCTAGGAGCCTCTACAAGGGGCCTCTAGGTGCCTTTACGTATATTCTATCATTATGAACAAACAATGCCGTTCCTGTGGCGTGGAAAAGCCTTTAAGCGAGTTCTATAAAAAGGGAGCAGGATGCACAGCTCACTGTATTACATGTACAAAAGAGAAATACAGAACTGAGGAGTACAGATCTTATCAGCGTAATTATCAAAAAGAACACACAACTATTGAGCAAGCAATGCTCAACAGAAGTAAAAGCCGAGCCAAACGCAAGGGGTTCGAGCATAACATTACACTAGAGGATATTCAGATTCCTGATAAATGCCCGTTATTAGGAATACAACTAAGTAAGGGATCGGTAAGTGTCCAAGAAAGCTCTCCAACCTTAGATCGCATAGACTCATCAAAGGGTTACATTAAGGGTAACGTCTGGGTAATTTCGTATAAAGCTAACACCATTAAATCTAATGCCACACCAGAAGAACTCCTCACCATCGCAACAAGACTCACTAACTTTATTGCAGCAAGACTTTAAGTACTTTCTTCAAGCAATTTGGGCACAATTAGATTTACCGTCACCAACTCGTGCTCAATATGCAATCGCTGATTATCTACAATATGGCCCAAAACGTTTAATGGTGCAGGCTTTTCGTGGTGTTGGTAAATCATGGATTACTGCTGCCTTTGTTCTTTGGACGTTGTTTAACGATAATGATAAAAAGGTAATGGTAATTAGTGCTAGTAAAGAACGTGCCGATAACTTTAGTATTTTTTGTCAAAAGCTAATTATTGAAACACCTTGGTTGCGGCACATGCAACCTAAAGCTGATACCTCTAGATGGTCACGTATTAGTTTTGATATTAACTGTGCCCCTCACCAAGCTCCTTCTGTTAAAAGTGTTGGCATTACTGGTCAGTTAACCGGCTCTCGTGCTGACTTGATGATTCTGGATGACGTAGAAGTTCCGTCCAATAGCTTAACTGAGATGATGAGGGAGAAGCTCCTACAGTTGTGTACAGAAGCTGAGTCTATTCTAACGCCTAAGAAGGACTCCAGAATTATGTACCTCGGTACACCACAGACTACCTTTACCATCTACCGTAAGCTAGCTGAACGTAACTACCGTCCCTTTGTGTGGCCCTCACGTTATCCACGTAAAGATAAGCTATCACAGTACGAAGGTCTCTTGTCACCGCAGATCGTGGAAGACATAGAGATGGGTGTAGAGGAATGGACACCTACAGATCCTGACCGTTTCACTAGTGAAGACCTAGTAGAACGTGAAGCTGCTATGGGTCGTAGTAACTTCATGCTACAGTTCCAGCTAGACACAACCTTGAGTGACGCTGAGAAGTTCCCACTTAAGTTCAGTGACCTAGTGGTAACATCAGTTAACCCCACACAGGCACCAGATGCTGTGGTGTGGTGTAGTGACCCACGTAACTGCCTCAAAGACCTCCCCACTGTAGGCCTACCTGGTGATTACTTCTACTCTCCAATGCAGTTACAAGGTGAGTGGAGTGCCTACACTGAAACTATATGCTCTGTTGACCCCAGTGGACGGGGTACAGATGAAACAGCAGCTACATACATCTCACAAAAGAATGGCTTTCTCTACGTTCACGAAGTACGAGCGTATCGCGACGGTTATAGCGATAACACGCTTCTTGACATCCTTCGTGGGTGTAAGCGGTACAATGTTACTAAACTCCTCATCGAAACAAACTTCGGAGATGGTATCGTCGCAGAACTCTTTAAAAAGCACTTGCAACAAACTAAACAAGCAATAGACGTAGAGGAAGTACGTGCTAATGTCCGTAAAGAAGACCGTATTATCGATGCCCTAGAACCTGTCATGAACCAACACCGACTCATTGTTGATAGGTCAGTGGTGGAATGGGACTATAGCTCCAATAAAGACGCAGCACCTGAGGAGCGTTTACTGTATATGCTCTTCTACCAAATGTCTAGGATGTGTCGTGAGAAGGGAGCAGTTAAACATGACGATAGACTCGATAGTCTAGCACAAGGTGTTAAGTACTTCACAGATGCTATGTCCATTAGTGCTTATGAAGCTGTTAAGATGCGTAAGCAAGAGGAATGGCAAGACATCCTTGAAACATTTATTGATGACCCTCAAGCTGCTACAAATCACTTGGTCTTTGGTATGAATTTAGAGCAAAGACGTAAGGCTAGAGGCCAAAAGACAAAACAAGTCGTACCAACGTGGGTCTGAGATCCCACCCGTACAAGGGGAAGTGGAGGGTGGACCACTTTCTCCGAAGTTAGGAAGAGACATGCCTTAGTAAACTAAGACACATCTCTTCCTTCTTTATCTATGTTCACCAGCTACTATTACTCTCTAGACAGTTAACCTTGGGGAAGTTAACATAAGTCTTTCTAGGGGGGTTATATCTTCTTTACTGTATAACACGCCGAAGGCGGTTATTACTGTAAGTACTGTATAACACAAAAGACACAAACTTCCTCTAACCTACACTATTTACGGTTAATACTGTGAGTACTGTGAGGGATTAGGAGCGTAGCTCCTCCCACTACTGTCACTACTGTTATTAACTCTCCCAATAACCTCCACTACCACCTGTTAATGACTCATAGCGTATCTCTAGTACACATCACACCTAATGCTGAAGAACTTATTAGTTACATGGCTAGGGTATCTAACCCATCTAATCAAAACAACACTGAGACCAGTGCTAAACTAATTAAGTATCTTATTGACCATCAACATTGGTCACCCTTTGAGATGGTGAATATGTGTGTATCTATTGAGACTACCCGTAGTATAGCGGCACAGATCCTTAGGCATAGGAGCTTTAGCTTCCAGGAGTTTAGTCAACGGTATGCTGAGGTAACAGAAGTAGCAGCACCCCCACAGTTCCGTAAACAAGATAGTAAGAACCGACAGAATAGCACTGATGATCTAAGTCTAAAGTTAAACTATCAATACACTGAAGAGACAATTAAACTTTACAATCAGTGTTATGACTTGTATCAGAGGATGTTAAAAGATGGGGTAGCTAAGGAATGTGCTAGAGAAGTACTTCCACTAGCTGCACCAACTAAGTTGTACATGAATGGTACTATTCGGTCCTGGGTGCATTACTGTCAACTGCGGTGTGGTAATGGCACTCAGCTGGAGCATAGGGTGATCGCAGAAGGTGTCTACAAGCTCCTAGAAGAGCATCTTCCTAGTGTGTGTGCTGCGTTCACTGTTTAACTGCGTTAAGGGGCCTCTCTACCGACGCTAAGGGGTCCTTAAAAAATAGCATAAATTTAACAAGTCTTATATCGCCAGAGGGTCTCGTATTTCCCCCCAGTGCCCCCCTCTTGCGATCAAGGACTCACAGCCAATGTAGTTGTTAACTGCTAGCACTGTGTCCACTGTGAGCCTGCGAGCAGCCTCTGTCCAGCGTACCTGTGCCTGATGCAGATACTCTGGACACGGTACTTGGGCACTGTCACCATCTATAGTCACGCCTTATTGAGAATGAATCGCAATAAGCAATGAGTTACTGAGATACAATGATAAGGTATTGTAATGGTTCATTGCTGTATGATAAGTTATGTGTATAGGTAGATATGAAGTGATCTGTCTGGCCCTACCAACTCAACAGTACAGCGCAGCTATAACGCTCTCAGACACGCCTAGAAGCGGCTATAAGGTGCCTCTAACCGTTGCTAGGTATACTGAGCCCTAGAGCACAGTAGAGAGCCTTACAGCCACCATTCACGTGCATAGCCTTTTTGCAGTAGTTCGCCTATGACGCGACCTGTAGCACTATTTCCATTCACACGATGCGTTCACTTCGTTCACACTCACGCCCAGCATCACATAGCAGCCCTACGGTTCGGATCGATAAGGAACGCTGATAGGGTCAATTAGGGGGCTACACGGATCCACTGGGTTCTGGGGCTTGACACATCGGCCTAGGGGCTGGTATGTTAGATGAGTCGGTGGGGGAGGCGAGACCGTCGCTCTACCACCAGCACCTAGATAACTTAATAGTGTGTGGTCGTCACAAGACGGACTTAGCGAAGCGAGCGATCCCGCGAACAGTTATAGGTTGCAACCCGACCTGACTGTACGACCACGTATCTAATCATTAGTGCAGAGCCACATGCGCTATATAAATTAGATCATGGCAACCGTTCACAACTATTGGAGTTAATTATGACTACTACCATTGATCGTAAGGTAGTGCTTGACCTGCTTGGTAAGGCACGCACTGGTAATGATCTCTTGTCTGTTCTTGATATGATCGTTACTACCTTTACTGAGCCTACTACTGCTACCCCTACACTGGAGGAGATTGAGTTCTGATGCTAGCCCTGACTATCCTAATCATCGGCACCATTTACACTATTAAGGAGATCAATGACAACGTTTACCTTTGATGATCTACGTGCTGCTGTGCAAGACTGTACCAGCTATGACTTAGTTCAACGCATGGGTGATGACTATGAGGAGTACGCCTTGATTGATCCTTATGGTGACCAGGATGGTGATGCGTTCTATGAGTTGGGTATGGTAGAATCCTACATTCGATATAACTTTGATATCGAGCAGTACCTTAACGCACTCACTGATAAATGACATACACCATTTCACGCATGGATGATGAGGGTAACATGATTGCTCTTGAGTCATTCGATACATATAGTGAGGCTGAGATGACAATCAATGCCTACTTTAATATGTACCCTAATGCTTATGTAGACATTATCGTCTCACCTAACTAATTCATTCACAATCACACGACCTAACATAATGACTACCACCACAAGTGCTTTCGTTAACACTCAAGCCGCACCTATCTTTATGCTCAAGGGTGATTCACTTCTTAACTTCGTTAACGAAAAGATGCCCCTTATTAATAGAGGAGAGCTTACTCGCACTGATATGATCAAGGACGCAGGTTATGTCTATGACAATGGTAAGGCTATGTATGTAGACTTCTACACTGAGTTGCTCAATGCACGAGGTATTGTACCTACCACCGACACTGATGTAGCTGATAAGGAGTATGATGACATGAGCACTGATGAGAAGGATCTCTATGATAAGATCACTGATATGCTCGGTAGCAAGTGGACTCATGAGGAAACGATTGAGTTCATGGATGAGCTAGCTGACATTAGTATCACCACTGCCGATGAGTTCGAGGATGCTTACTATGGGTACAATGATGAGTATCATGCTGAGCGTTACTTTGCAGAGGAGTTTGTTAATGAGCTAGAGGATCTCAAAGATTCCATTGTGTATGCTGCTATTGATTGGCAAGCTGTGTGGGATCATCAACTTCGGTATGATTTCAGCACCATTGAGACTAACAACGGCACATTCTTCTTCCATAACTATTGATCCATTCACACTCATGACGACTTCACTACCTGCTTACAAGTCTTATGGTTATGACATTGGGTATGAGCCTATGTATCATGTAAGTACACTGATGTGGTTTAACATCGCTAAGTGTGCGAGGGAGCGAATGACTGAGTATTGTCACGACATAACACGATGGAAAGGTGAGCGTAGATCATTCTACACATCACTACAAAGGATGGAAATTGATTCTAAATGGTTTAGCGATTGATGAGTCAGACACAAGAAACTGCTATTAAAGTTGATGTCTATCCCGATGAGTTCAAGCCTATCATGAAGGCTGTTAATTATGCTCTAATGTGTGATGATTCACGCAATATACTTAGTGAGGTAGAGTGGGCTGCACTAAATGCGTGGCTTGATGACTTCTCCGACATTGCACTCAACGAAGCTGTATGAAGCTAAACATCCAACGATTACTTGAAACGTGTATAGATGATGGTATTCGAGATGCTATCAATTCATGCCGTAAAGAGGATGACCTAGCATCTAAGCTAAGCGAGTACATCTGGATACAGATCGATTACTACTTCGACTTTGAGGACACTAATGGCTAAACCACTCACCAGTGATCAAATCAAGATGCGTCTTGAGTTGATTGACTTTGTTGCTCAAGGTGTACGTACTCAAGCTACTGCTGGGTACTATGATGCTGAGCAAGTATCGTACTTGACTCAACAACTTGAGCGTGTCGCTAAGTTCCTTTGTGTTCGTAACTGATCATGTACACTACCTACAAAAGTCTCCGTGAGTACGAGGTAACCCTCACAAGCGGTATTTGGTATCTACTAGCACCAAGTACTGAACAGGCAGCATGGACTGCTCTTGAACTATCCCAACAACGTAACGAACAACTAGTTAATGTCAAACAAACGGAAGAATGGTAAGATGGGTAAGCGCAAAGAGTTTCCTAACAACTGGCAAGAATACAAGGATGCTGATGATGACATGTTCCATGAGCATACCTTTGAAGAGGTCATGTCTTGGAAGGTAGCAGGCTGGGAACTACCTAGCTCAGTCTGCTGTATCATCCGCACATCTGACCTCAACACTGGTAAGGTTAAGGAGTATGTCTACCAAAAGCGTAGTGCTGCTCAAGCTAAGGTTAATGCACTGATTGACACACCTGACATTGAGTTCACGGTTGTTGATCACGAGTCTATTCACTTCCTCACCCCTACTGACTTCAACTGATGTCTAGCACCACCTTCTCCCGTCGTCTTGCTCAACTGATCAAGCAAGTTGAGAATCATCCTAACCGTGATGAGATCATCAAGCTTGCACAAGAGCAACTTGTTGATGACTCATTCACAATCATCGCGGATAACTGATGACCAAAT